ATTTGGCTATACAAAGGAGGCGTAAATTGCAAACATTTTTGGATGAGAAAAATATATTTGCGTAAAAACAATAAACAAATCGGAGTGAACGAGGCGAGAAAAATGATTTTAGACTTAGATCCAGTCGATCGACCGCTTGCAAAATGGCAAGAGAATGAAATTGAGGTGGCACAAATAGCCTCAGAGAGCAATAACTACTGGTCATTAACTCCAAATTATAGACAATAATGGCAACGACAATACTACTTCGCGAAAACGAATTGACAAAAAACACGCTTTTAGGAGGCAATATCGATATTGATTTATATATTCCGTGCATCGCTGACGCTCAGAGAATAAGACTTGAGGAAATTTTGGGCGAAACGCTTTATAATAAGATTTGCTTAGACTTTGAAAACGACGATTTAGAAAATGAATATTTAACTCTTTACGATGGATATATAGTTCCGTTTATAATTGCAGCAGCAGCGGTTGAATATTTATTGATTGGAGCTTACAAAGTAAACAATAACGGAATATTTAAGGCGCAACCTGACAACTCAGTTGCAATTGATAAAACTGAGGTCGATTATTTGGTTAATAATATGAGATTGAAGTCCGAAATGTACCAAGACCGAATGTTGCGTTGGCTATATAAAAACAATTTACCTGAGTACGTTAGTAGTTCGACAAACATAGTTAATCCGATGCGCTCAAATTTAATTTGTGGCAAGTGGTGGCTAGACAAACCATATTAATATGAGAAAAATTGACAAGAGAACGGAGGAAAATATAAAGAAATTAAAAAAATTTTTAACAAATGGCTCAGACATTAAACTTTACAACCAAAAGAGGGGACACGTTCAAACAAGTAACCTTTCAAATAAACATTAACGAAATACCGCTTGACTTAACTGACGGAGACGTTAAGATGCAATTAAGAAAAGAGGCTGGAGGAGTGATTGCGTTAGAGCCAGCGTTGACTATTTTTGACGCTGAGAACGGACAATTTGCAATAGATGAGCAAATTATAGATATTCCGGCTTGCAATTATAAATATGACATTCAAGTTACTACCGAAGACGGACAAGTCAACACTTGGATAAGTGGTTTATTTACAATAACTGACGACATTACTAGATAATATGAGCGACAATATAGATATAATAGTACAGGACACTATTAACGATATTATTGTAAACTCATCGACTATCGTCGAGACTATTGATATAAGCGTTGAGGCGTCCGTTGAAGAGGTTACAATTATAAGCAATCCAAATGACTATATTATTAATATTAATAAAGTTATCGGAGAGCAAGTTCAAAGCGATTGGGACGTTACAATCCCTCAAGATCCAGCCTATATAAAAAACAAGCCGACAATTCCTGACGCTCAAGTCAATTCGGATTGGAACGCTACGAGTGGCGTTGCTGAAATATTAAACAAGCCGACCATTCCGACGCAAGTTACAAACACTAGCGAATTAATAAACGACGGAGCTGACGGAGTTAATCCATTTATAACAGCTCAAGACATTCCAGCCGGTCAAGTCAATTCAGATTGGAACGCAACGAGTGGCGTGGCTGAAATATTAAACAAACCGACAATCCCGGCTGAGCAAGTCAATTCAGATTGGAACGCTACGAGTGGCAAAGCGCAAATATTAAATAAGCCAACCATTCCGTCAATTGCTGGATTGGCGACAATTACTTATGTAGATACTCAAGACGCTTTGAAAGTCGATAAAATCGCTGGAAAGGGTTTAAGTACTAACGACTTTACAAATACATTAAAGACAAAACTTGACGGCATTCAAGACGGAGCGGAGGTTAATGTTAATGCCGATTGGAATGCCGTAAGCGGAGACGCTCAGATATTAAACAAACCGACAATCCCGTCGATTGCTGGACTTGCTACAATAACATACGTCGATACTCAAGACGCTTTGAAAGTTGACAAAGTTGCCGGAAAGGGTTTAAGTACAAACGATTTCACAAATACTTTAAAAACTAAATTAGACGGAATACAAGACGGAGCGGAAGTAAATGTCAATGCCGATTGGAATGCAACCTCAGGCGACGCTCAGATATTAAACAAGCCGACCATTCCAGCAGCGCAAGTCAATAGCGATTGGAATGCAACGAGTGGCGTTGCTCAAATATTAAATAAGCCGACAATTCCAACTCCGGTTACAAATACGAGCGATTTAATAAACGACGGAGCTGACGGAGTTAATCCATTTATAACAGCCTTAGACATTCCGGTAGCAGGTCAAGCCGGTACGTTGGTGCGTGAGGTTAAAAATATGACTGGAGCAACTTTGACAAAAGGAACTATCGTTTATATTAGTGGAGCAAATGGAAATAAAATTTTAGTTTCAAAAGCTCAAGCGACCTCAGAGAGTTTAAGCTCAAGGACTTTTGGATTATTACAATCTAACATTTTAAATAATGGAGTTGGTTATTGCGTAATCGTTGGGGATTTGAGTGGCTTAGACACTTCGTCTTTTACGGAGGGCGCTCAATTATATTTAAGTCCAACAACCGCTGGAGCTTATACAACTACAAAGCCAAGCGCACCGGATCATTTAGTTTATATTGGAAAAATAACTCGTTCGCATCCAACTCAAGGACAAATTGAGGTACAAATACAAAATGGTTATGAATTACAAGAGTTGCACAATGTAGCAATTAATGGCGTTGCAAATAATCAATTACTATCTTACGAGAGTTCGACTTCGTTATGGAAAAATAAAAGCGTTACGACTGCCGACATCGCTGACTCAACCAATAAGCGTTATGTTACGGATGCCAATTTAACGACAATAGGAAATCAAAGCGGAACGAATACCGGAGACAATGCCGTAAATAGTTTATATAGTGGATTAGCTACTTCAAAACAAGACACGTTAGTAAGTGGCACGAATATAAAAACAATAAACGGAAACTCACTTTTAGGAAGTGGCGATTTAACTATTGGCGGAGGAGGAGGCTCAAATCCTATAAAATTAACGTCTCAAACCTTAGCGGTTGGATCGTGGACTTTGTCAGGAGGATATTATACTTATTCATTTAGTAATGTTAATATCGATACAACTTGCGAGATTTCAGTTACGCCACAAAACGCAAGTTATTTAACGGCTTACAATGCTCAGGTACTCCCATTTATTGGAGTTGCCTCAGGCGTTGCAACTTTTTATTCTCAATTTCCTCCTCAATCAGATATGATTGTCGATATAGTAATAACTCAAACAGCTTAATAAATGGCATTTAACGCACCGATAAACTCAATAGCTCCAATTCCAACTCCAGCCGATTGGGTACGTCCAGCCGATTGGATAACAATAACCGATACAGCTAACGAAGTTCAGTTTTTAGTTGCCGACACTGGAGCAAAAGCCTTTACAATTACTACAACATTTACAAGGACATCAGGAAATATTTATATTGATTGGGGGGACGGAGTTATTGATACTATTACAACTACAACGGCTACAAATACAAATCACGTTTATTCAACTGGTGGAACGCCTTGCTCAAGAGGTTACAATACGTTTAAGATTAGAATATACGGAGACGCAACTTGCGTAATTACAAACGCAAGACACATCCCAAATTTCGCTGTTACGGGAGGAAGTCCAAAATATAACATTGGATTATTAGAGGCTTATTTTGGGAATAACACTTGTAATAATATATCGTTTTTTACTAGCTATTTTAACTCAGAAAGTACAGTTATTGGAAATGGAACATTTAGCTTATTAGAATATGTTAAACTTCCCTCTGTTGTAACTTGGACTAATCAATCAGGTATGTTCCAAAATTGTAGAAGTTTATATGTTGTTATTATGCCAACTTCGGCAAGTTCGTTAAGCACTTTAGATAATATGTTTTCGGGTTGTTTTGAATTATTAGATATTTCATTGCCTACAAACGCTACAGGAATAGCTAGCTTTATATCATCTTTTCAAAATTGCTATAATTTAAGAACAATATCGTTTCCAACGACATTAAATAATTGTACTTCATTTAACAGCGCTTTTCAAAATTGTTATTCATTAAAAAATTTAACTTTGCCGAGTGTAAATTTGTGTACTACTTTTAATTCATCTTTTTCATTTTGCTTTTCTTTACAATGGTTTAAATTTACATCTTTACCAACTCCAGCAACAGCTAATACTACTATAAATTTTTCAAGTGTTTTTCAAAATTGCATTAGTTTGCAAAATGTTTATTTTCCTTCAACTTCTTCAATAAATGCAATTTATTCTTTTGCAACTGTTTTTAGTGGTTGTTCAAATTTAAAAAATATAATATTTCCGACAAATTTTAGAGCCTCTACTTTAGCAAATACTTTTCAAAATTGTTATAGTATTACAAATGTTATTTTTCAGTCAGCAATGACAAATTTAAATAATTTAAATTTTACTTTTCAGAATTGTTTTTTATTAAATTCAGTTACTCTTCCAACAACCGTTGGAGCTACAATTTCAATGCAAAGTACATTTTCAGGTTGTTATTCACTCTCTACTTTTACAATTCCCTCAGGTTGGGTACTTGGAGATTTGTCAGGAATTTTTAGCGGTTGTAATAATATAACATCAATAAATTTACCAAATAATACTCAAAATAGTATTACAGGATTGACAGCGTCTTTTAATGGTTGCACAAAATTACAATCAATAGTTTTGCCTACAAGTATGACATCGGTTAATAATATGTTGCAAACTTTCAATAATTGTAGTAATTTAACATCAATTACTTTACCGGCAACAATGAACTCAGTAACTACATTAAACAGCGCATTTTCAAATTGTCATTTATTGTCATCGCTTACTTTGCCAACAAGTATGACATCATGTAATAATTTTGGATCAATGTTGGCAAATTGCTTGTCATTAAAAACTTTAATAATGCCAACGTCAGTATCAACAGCGACAACAACTTATTCAGGACTTGCAATAAATTGCTCAGCTCTACAAACTATTACAATGCCAACAACTCAGACATCGTCTTTAAATGATATAGTCACAATGTTTAATAGTTGTTCAAACTTAACAATTATTAACAATTTAGATAAAATAGGAAGTTTAACAGCAACTCCGTTAGTAACCGGATTAATCGCATCAGGCTCTTCAACTTTTGCAAATATTATAACTTCGTTAAGTTTTAGCTGTCCGTTTACTCAATTAACTTTAAACGGAAGTACTACAACGACAAACTTTAATAAATTAAACTCATTAAGATTATTAAACGCAAGCGTTGGTCAATATACAGGATCATCGCCACAAATTAACGTTTCTTTTTGTGACTTAGGAATTTCAGCGTTAAATCAATTATTTACAGATTTACCAATAGTAACAGCAAAAACAATAAATATAACAGGATGCACCGGAGCTGCTGGATGCACACGTACAATCGCAACATTAAAGGGTTGGACGGTAACAGGATAAAATTATGGAGACATCAGGATTTTACAAATTAGAGGATGATAATTGGTTGTTTGCACCTAACTTCGTGCAAGCTCCGGATTATACATTATTAAAAGAATTAAAAGATACATATCAATTGCCAATAGACGGCTGGAATTGGTATGACGAACAACCATTTAAAATTGAAGAGGATGAGCAGACAGCAATTTGACGTTATTTTAAATAAGTTAATCTCTCGCAAATTATCGGTTTTCGTTATCGCTTGCGTTGGCTTATTTAACCATACATTAACCTCATCCGATTGGGTTGTTATTGCGACGGCTTATATTGGCATCGAGGGAATTACTAACATAGTTGAACGATTGAGAAAATGAGACAATACTTTTTAGACTTAAAATTGTCTCTTTTAACTGGGACTTATTTTATTATCTCTTTTGCTGAGGTTGACGTTGCAATGAAAGTAATTGCTTTTTTAATTGCTACAGGTTACACTTTGCGCCGTTGGTATTTAATGGAAAAATCAAAAAAAAATGAGACTGAATAACGCTGGTTATCTTTTAATTTGTAAATTTGAGGGCTTAAGGTTGACTCCGTACCTTTGTAGCGCAAAAGTTCCGACGATTGGATACGGCAACACGTACTATCCAAATGGTCGTAAGGTAACGATGCAAGACAAAGCAATCACAAAGCCTGAGGCGTTTGAAATGTTTAAATTTATAGCCGATAAATTCGCCTTAAAAGTGGATGAATTGATAAAATCAAAAGTTAATCAAAATCAATTCAACGCCTTAGTGAGTTTTGCTTATAATATTGGAGTGAACGGATTGGAAAAAAGTACATTATTAAAAAAAGTCAATTTTAATCCGGACGACTTAACCATTAAAGACGAGTTTTTAAAATGGAATAAGGCTGGAGGCAAAGAGATAAAAGGATTGACAATAAGAAGAGAAAAGGAAAGTCAAATTTATTATGAAAAAAGTAACATATAAAGGTGAAATCGTTAGAGAATATTTACTTAAATTTCCACACGCATCCACGAACGCAATCGCTCGTCTATTGGTTGCAGATTATCCGATTGACTTTAAT